TCGATTATCCGAAGTAAGCACACAAAAGTTACGATTATCCGCCCAATTAAAAAATTCCACCGGGGTGCAGGCACCCCAGTCTAAAAAACAAGACTGTCGATAAGATTAGAATCCATGATTAAATGGACCTCCTCAAAACTTAAGGTGCCTACTAAGGCATGTGATAATATACTTAATTGTTCTATTAAAGTATAAATACATAATATATTATCTCTACAAAGTTCGTCCGAAGACTATGAAACACCACACACCGTAAATGGGTGATTTCGTTGTTAGCATCTATGTAGATGCTGGAAGTGAACTGTACGCATATAAAGTAGGTACATTCACAAAAAATATGGGACTATAATCTGTCCCAGCTCCAACATATATCTCTATAGCGAGGTTGTTATATGTTGAAGTTGCATTAGAATCCGCAGCAGGATTCAGTTGCGTATAAATTTGATACCAATCAATATCAGTATCATCAGTTGATGAGCCTGCAGAACCAGCAATAGCACTAGTGTTTCTAAATTTAAATCGCGAATAATATGGAAAAGAAACATTTAAACCAGTATTTGTTTTAGTATTCGTTAGGCTTAATCCCGGATGATCAGATAATACTATCTTATTTCTGGGATTAATATTAGTAGCAGAAGTGACATTAGCATTAGCATAATCACTAGTATTTAAAGTGCCCGCTGAACTTAAAGGACTTCGGGTTACACTAAAATTAGCAACATCAAGTTTAGAATTTACATTAAATCTATAATTGATAGCTCCTCTACAACCTAAGAAACATTGGGAATACCAAGTTATTGGATGCCACTTTACATAGTTAAATCTAGATGTACCACCTGCAAGTTTGGTTGCTCCACTAAGAGCATTAGTATCAAAACCTGGGTAGTAAGGATATCTAGATAAACGATTATAAGCTAAAAAACCATTAGCTGTTGATGTCAATGCTGCTCCATTGATGGGAATAGTAGTATGAAAATTTGTCCTACGCATCAATGTTCTAATAGACTTCACGACCTCACCATGGTAAGTCAAATATGAGGTTGAGGGCGGTGAGGAAGGAGCCTCACCCATCTCAACTTCAGAATTATTTATATCATAATGTTCAAAAGAGGATTGTACTGGAAAAGCACAAAGTGGAGTTGAGGCAACAGTTGGATCTATTTCAGTTGGACAAGCAAATTCCAGATTATCACCACCTTGTACGAATACCAATACTTGTATATCTGCTGTATTCAAAGGAGCACTCAAATCTGTCAATACACGAGCGGTAATTACTCCATTTGAAAAAGCCGCTGTATTGGTGGTGGATCCATCACTACTAAAGCGTTGAGAATATGAGGTATATCTCTTCAAAAAAGCAGTATCTTGCATGTAAGGTATATTAAATGTAACATCAGTACAATCAGCTAGATCTACTATCTGAGTAAAAACCTCAGTGGTGGAATCAGCCGTAGATCCAATAGCTCCTACAGGATCCCAAGATATTCGCAAACGTCCCTTATGATATTGAGAACAATTAAATTTCATACGAATTTTAATATCACCACGCCAAAATGCAAACATTCGTGCACATAAAGACATAGGAGTAAATTGTATTAACGTTTGATTTGTTCCCGCAGCAGTGCGTTCCATGAAAGGAGATACTTGCAAAGAAAATAAGACATCATCGGGAACATTTGAAATAGCCCATGTAAACTGTGTTAAATATGATTCACGCTTAACAAAATGTTCAATTAAACATTCATCACCAAGATCCAATCCTACGGATCTAGAATCAATGGTTAACTCATTCTTTGGATCTAGAGTTAACTTCTCGATCTGTGTCCCAATCTCAGGAGAGGCGAAAACAGGAAATGGTGAAGGGGTAAATTGATGTACATCAGCCACGACTGGAACATTAGTAAACCCAAACATTTTAGCAATAGCTCCAACAGTAGTAGCAGCCATGCGAGTAGCAGTAGCAAAAGGACCAATAACGGGAGCCTCTTCAAGCATACCTGCAACATTAGCCACAGCTGAAGCTGGTCCGGAAATTGAACCATATTCATCATTACTAGATTGCATAGCAAGTTTAACAGTGGGACCAGATAATTCTACATCCTCAGCCCAAGCAAAAACTTGAATATTACAATTGACTCCAACACCAGCATTAGCGAAACTTAAACCCGTTAAGGGTCTGAAATGCACAGTGCCTAGATTAGTCAAATTTGATGCTACTGTCAAATCCACCCATTCACGAGACCATAAGAATGGCAAAATCATCTCACCACCCTGCGAAGTTTGAGGGTAAATATAGACCCTAGGAAGTTGTGAAAAAGCTACATTTTGCAAATCAGCAGTTGTGCCAGTTGAAGATACATCTATATTAGCTGCAGTAAGATATTTTTGCATTGGTTTGTAACAAGCTAACATGGTTCCATAGTGAAATGGTGAAGCATTAATCACAAATTTAAGTTTCAATCTACATCTCAATAAATAATAATTATCTATCTTTTTCTTAATAGAGGTATGATTAAAATATAAATTCCAGGGATCGAAAGAATCGACTGCTGTTGAGCCTAGAGACCACGAATAATTCTTGATTAAAACTGGTCTATTTAAGAATTTTGCAATATGAACATTAGAAGGAATATAAGGACTTTCTGCCGACATGTCACTAGGAATATCTACAACTTCGCCAGCAGTTTCATCGTTAAAAGATACATTTACTGCGTCAACTTGTCCATCACCTTCAGCATTCGTTTGTTGCACAGAACTCTGCATAGGATAAGAACAAGACCAGTCCTCATAAACATCTACCGATCTACAACAAGCAGACGTGCATTTAGATTCAGATTTTATTAGAGGTTCTGAAAACTCTTTTTTATTTAAAATTTGACCGAGTGAAAATTAATCCTATCCGTTAACACTCATTAGTGGATAGATCACTTAACAAAATTGGCCACCAACTTAACCATTCCTAAAAAGGAACTTTGAGGATCGCTCATGTGGGTGTTTCTCTAAAAATCCATGCTTTCTAAAACATAAATTGTTAAGTGTTGCTTCTTCTTAGAACAGTAACTATTTTTAGAGTGATCTTTTGGTTTTTAAAAGAAGGACCTGAATCGAGGCCCTAACCGGAGGATTGAAAAATCCTTAATGTAGTTTCCTAAATAAAGTGAACAAAACATAAAACATAAAAAATGCGCTTGTATTTCCACCCATTGTTAACATAAATACCAAGAAAACTACTAGAAATAATAATCCCTTTCCGTAATCACATAATATAAAATTATATAAAACTTGAGAGAAAGTATAAAAATATAAAAAGATTACTACAGAAACAATATACAACCAATATCTATAATCAAAGAGATACAATGGCACATAATAGTTTACAGTGTGATTGCACCCCAAATTAACCAAATTACAATGACAAATCGGAAACAAAATATCCATCATAGTGTTTGCATCAACAATATCAAACACTTGAAAATTATATTGTATAATGAAAATGAGAAACATAGTAAACACGCAAAGAGCTAGAATCAGAATGTGAGAAATATTATCATCAAAACCTTGCACATTTTCACGGGGTACTTCCATAGATCGATAGTGCTCTTCATTAGCTATATCACACTCACATTCTGGTTCATCTAACATCCAACCAGGATTACGTTCAAAATGTTGAATATGCAATAATAATTGAACATAGTCAGGAGGCAATTGTGAATCGAAATAGACTTCGTCACCTTCAGTGTATGTAATATATGTACTAGGAGTTGATTGCATTGGAAAATTTATAAAATCTAATTCATCACAAAAATCATAATCTATATTATCTTCAATATCATACTCATAATCATCACATAAAATGCCAGCACGTAGTGAACATTTTCTAAACCTTTCTTTCATCTTATTCCAAGAAGGCAATACCGATGGAGATAATAAATGATTATATTTGTGATGATCAATGACTTTACGCATCAATTCACTCTTTTCCTTGTAAACCTTTTTTCCATAGAAAAAGTATTCACTTATGGCTGATTTTATAACGTCTATCATTTGATTATCTTCAGATATTTTGGATCGAGTCCAAGTCATTAGCATCTTTTCTATTGAATCATGTTCCAAAGGAGCAAGATACGTTTTGAGTTCATGATTCCACTTCCAAGTTCTTTTTAAGAAAGACACATCTCGTAAGTGGATAAAGGGAACGCTCTCTGCTTCCTTATCGGCCATTGTATAAACAACACCAATATCAGCTAACACTTTACTAATTGTAGTATGATTAAACCATTTCAATAAAGAAGTTAGAGTATTATCATCACCATAAGTGAGCAATCTGACAAAATCTTGAAAGGATTCTACCTCTTTCTTTGGATTCAGCACATAGTAAGCATAACGCATATATAAACTATTCACCAAACTATTAATAATAACTGTCAATGGATGCCCAGATGGATTCGAACCTAAAAACTGCAATAAATCTCCATTAAAATCTACAGTAGGGTATGCCGTATCAATAGCTATACCTAATTGTATTTTAATCTCTTCTGCAGTATAATTACCACTCAATTTACTAATTTCCATAAGAATCCAAAAAGCTGCTAAAATAAACTCAGGTGGCATTTTCTTATCAAAAGCCTTATAATCACCAGCTATAAACTTTTCTAACAATTCATGATCTGTGTATTCCCGAACGGGTTTTCCATCCTCACGAAGTAAATATTGTAACAACTTGGACCATTCTTGAGACTGAGCCACGGTTCCAACACCAGTTTCAAAAGCCAATTTATTGTTCTGTATTAATCGTATCAGCGATAAATACGACATTCTATTGGCTATCGACCAATCCATAGGAGCACCAGTAAAAACACGGGTTTTTCCCTCAGAGGCTTTCTTGAAGGAAACAGCTTCGTCTTTCAAATGAGCACAAAATACGGGATGAGCCCGAATGCCTTTTTTATATTTATCACGAATTGCATTAACCCGCTCATCTATTTCCTTCGTCATATCATAATCATCAGTACCATCATCCAAAGGCTGTAAAAATTTTTGTTTCTTACATTTCCAAGGATTTCCAGCAGATGTGGAAACTTTTATTCTATCAACATAAGCTACACCAGGCGCACCGTTAATAGCTGTATGCTTATCATATGGATGGACTAGATTTTTGATATCCTCTATATCTAATTTATTTAAAATATCTTTAAGGAATGATTTTTTACATTTCTCAAGTATTTCTGCATCATAATTAGTTATAGGCTCAACCATATCCTTGGCAGCAATACGAAAAGGCTTATATCCAGACATTTGTGGTTTTGTGAATTTTCTCTGATAACCATAACCACCTAAAAAATCATGAATTGGAGTATTCTCCACAGTACTTTTAGGTCTTCTTCGAAAACCTGTGAATGTACCATAAATCTTAGCATTGCCCTCCTCTAAATAATTAAATACACTCTTCCGATGAATAGCACCAAGTTCCATCTTTTGTGAGGGAGCTGACAACATAGGTTCACCCTCTTGGAAAACAAATTCCATTAGAGGATCCAATATACTTTTATCAATTTTGGTGGAAACAGCAATATTTTGTGATCCACTAACATGTATACCTGCCCAAACAAAACCCAAAGGAGTATTCAATATAAGAGGCATACCACACTCTCCATCCACAGTAGGATTAGATATATGTAAAGCGTAAGCTTGATTGATAAAACCATCACCTTCATATCTAATAGATCGGGAATTTAAAACATCCCGCACTTCAAGATTCGCATCCTCCATGCGCTGGATATAGAAGCCATTCTGTTTCACAATACTACCGTCTAGAGCCAAAAGACCTGTTATATCAGGACCTGGATTAACTTGCGGTATTTTAAGAACACATAAATCATTCTTCAAGTCTCTCTTAACATGACACTCTGAAATTTTAATCTTTCGCGGACAATTTATACCATATCCAGGATTCGAAATCAGAGTAACAATATCATTAGTGCTAAAAGCCAACCAACTATGGTTATTCATAAGAAATAGATTCCCTTTTAGATTAACAACTCTAAATCGAGCCCTTTTTTGCAAGATAGGATTATCAACACACATCATATGACAATTTTTGCCAACTTTCTCTATAATTTGGTCTCTAGTTAGACTCTTTGAAGAGGTAATTTGAGGTGTTAAATTGAATGAAGAAATTTCTAAATTTGAATTATACCACACATTCTCCCGTTCAAATTCCATTGGTTCTGGTTTTGTACCAACCTGACCCTGTGATGTTTTCTTGAAACTTTCCTGACTACAAATCTTCCCAATAAGAAAAGTAGTTAATTTATAGCCAATCAAAGCAGAACTCACTAACATAGAGATGCGCGCTAATTGAGAAACCTTTCCTATTTTCTGCTGGTATCTTGTGGCAGCACGTGCATATATTGAGCTAACCAATTTGTCACAAAAAGAAATTGAATATTTCGATAGCCAATCAATTAATCTATTTTCAAAACGAGAAGCGAAGAAAACAAGAAAACTTTGCCATAATAAAATTAAAAAAGCTTGAAAACCTAACTCCAAAGATTTTGAAACAATATATAGAGCCTGATCCTTTTTACATAAACAAGCTGCTTTTGCAAGATGGCAAGTTTCACATAATTCAATTCGAGAGATCATTTCTATCGAAGAAGTTACTCGTTTTTGATTCTCGTTATATGCTACTGCAGTATCCGAATACCATTTCAAAAAAGTATTTATATTGTCAAAAGTAGCCACCTCCTCAAAAGTGGCAGGTTTACCCATATTTGTTGGAATAGCAGCCAAACTTTTAACTTTTTCAATTTTAAATGTCCAATAATCCGGATATTCACCTTCCACTTGAGTAGATTCATCAACATTCAACATACCATTAGCATCACGAAATTCCTTTTTTACAGTGGGAGTAACTACCCAAGGAAAACGACGCTGCGCAGCACTGGCGCAAGCAAAATAAAAATGTGCATTCAAATTTTTTGAATTTGTTGTTCCTATAACCAATTTTGCCATAAGAGCGGCCATACCCTTCATCTCTAGAGATGCTTGATCTGGAACGAAAGGAATGGAATTTATAATCTGTAAAAACTCCATACAGGAAGCATCTTCACCCAAGTTGGGATGCTGAAATGCTATATCATCCAAGATTATACACCAACAAGCTGAAACAAATCCATCCCAATATTTAGCAACAGGATTTCGAGTATAACAAAAAGATTTATCTTTTGGTAATCTAAAAATAGAGGCATAATGATAAAACAAAATATCCTTTAAAGTGGACTTACCAATTCCTGAATCACCATATAACAATATAGAAAAAGGTGCCGCACGATGTTCACGAGATGCACGTTTAGTATTTAAATTAAAACGCAACATGCTCATTTCGTTAAAATTTTCCCGCACTTTATTTCGTTCTATTTTGGAAAGAGAATCATTAAATTTTATTACACTTTGTAATTTTTCAATAATATCATCCAAATCAGATCTATATTGAGATTCAGTAAATCCGTGTACCTCGCAGTTCGCTAAAATTTGAGAACGTGTTCGAGTTTCACATATTTTATCGTATAACTTAGTGTACTCTTTACTTGAATGGAAAATAGCAGATTTATTACCAGTAACATAATATTGGTATCCTTTTTCAGTAAGATAATGCAAATTAGTCAACATAGAGTGTATAAAATCAATTTTACCTGCTTTCTTAACCCGCTTTTTGAGCATTTCTTGTTCAAACATAGAAAAGCCAGTATATTTTAATGGAATTCCTAACTTCTCAAAGAAGGAAAAAGCTACAGCATAATTCACAATATGTTTCATTGCATCCATAGCCTTACTATTCCGGACTTCATCAAAATTTTCTAATAAATCTTTAAAATCATCTAATTTATCTTGCATACTTTGATTAAAAAAGAAATCCATCGAATCTAGCATTTTCATAATTT